CCTTAATTCCGCCCGGGAGTTCCAATATTACGGTAAGGTGAATATCGATTATTCCCGGTTGACCTTCGAAAAGTTCCGTCCCCTACTCGATACACTGGAGATGAAGCTATGCCGCTGGATCGGGACCACTCTTGACAAGAGCTTAAAAGACACCTTAAGAACCGGCGTGGATGATCCGCTCCGGATCAAGCTGATTGATTATATCCGGGTATGGCTCGCCATGTACGTAGCCAAGCTCCATACCAGCCAAACCACCCGGGTACAACGTACGGCGGCCGGCCAGCTGGAGTTTAAGCCCGTGATCTATCCGCTGTATTCCGATCCCACGGACAACGGTAATTTCTACGCCGAGCAGGTAACGTCACTAGAAGCGGTAATCGAGGATTACATGAAAGTTTACGCCCCGGAACTAGGCCTCCCCGCTCCTATCAAGAACGACTTTAATTCCAAGGACAAACATATTTTCGTATTATGAGAAAAATAACGATCAAAGATATCGATTACCTCGTGCCCGGCACATGGGATGAGATGACAGCGGAACAGCTTTGCTTTCTCGCCAATATTTTGAACTCGAAAAGTACGGCCCAAGAAGCCAAGGTCAAGATGCTATTGTTTTGCCTGTCCGCGAGAATCCGGCGATATCAGAAAGCCAATGGAACCGGTTACGCCGTTTCCCTTCCCAAAGATCGTATATGGATCACGGCCGAGCAACTGGCGGCGTTGAGCACCATCTTTGATTTCTTATTCCAAGAGACAGAGAAGGGAATCGAGCTGGATATCCGCTTAACCCGTAACCCATTCCCCGTCTACAAAGGCAAAGATATCGAGTTATACGGACCGGAAGACGGCCTGACCAATATCAGCTACGGACAGTTCATCATGTTGCAAACTTGGCAACAGCGAATGAGACAGGATTTCTTCGAGGCATTGGATAACTTCCTATCCATAATCTGGAAAGACGGCTCATTCACCATACGTGAGGACGGTGATCCGGCTTGGTTCCGGAATGTAGAGCCGATCGTAAAGACAGTCATGTTCTGGTACTACCTCGGTAGCATGAATTTCATACAAGCAAAGTTCTCCCGGGTATTCTCCTCCGGAGGGAATGAAGCCCCTTTGGATATATTCGACACGCAACAACGCATCGTGGATGAGATGGCCAGCGGAGACGTGACCAAGAAAGAACAGGTAAAGCAATCCCTTTTATACGACGCTCTCTATACCCTAGAAGTAGCGATCGAAAAAGAGGAGAAAAAGAAACAAGATATGTAGTAATAGGTGTTTTTCATGGTATTAGATTTTTAGATTAGTAATGGACAGCCGCTTTGCCTGTGAAGGTGGAGCGGTTTTGTTATTATCTCCAATCCAGATACTATGATAATAAAAATATTACCAAACGTTTGCCATTGATAATATTTTTATTATCTTTGTGATGTCATTAAGACAAGAGCTCTATGCATAGTGACGATGGGCTAAAAGCCCGGATAGAAGAGGCAGAAAAAGATCTCCTTTTTTATCTCCGCAAGTATCATGAACTGACTTCGAGAAGCAAATTCATGAAAGCGGTGGTTGATAAAGAGATCAAGAGACTTGAGAAAGAACTTAAGGAACTTGGAAAGTATTATTGACCAGAAAGGTTCTCCCCCTCCAGGCCAGAGGGGGAGTTTCCCTTTCATGTGTAACTCAAAAAACAGAATAATATGGATAAAGTAAAGCGTTTTTTTGAACTAAAGGAACTTTGGAAAAAGTCCCCGGAGAATGACCGCCCTACCATAGACCGACAGATTACCGATTTGTTGGATAGCATGGATGAAAAGGAAACCGAACTGCTTACCGCAGGTGTGCAAAATGACTTTGAAAACATCCATAAAGAGATCGCGGACATCAAGGAGCAGCTAACTATTCGTGAGCGACTGAGTCCCGTTTTACCATACCTGTCCGTCTCTAATCTAGCCAAAGATTATTTCGGGAAATCATCCTCTTGGTTCTACCAACGATTAAACGGGAATAGCGTACACGGTAAAATTTGCAAATTCACACAGGAAGAACTGGCTATTCTGGATATGGCGCTGAAAGACATCAGCCGCCGGATTACTAAATTGAACTTGGTATGATACTTACGAAAACAATATAACGCGATCGGATATGTCGGACAAGTATAAAAACAGTGATATAAGTATGAATGCGGAAGAAAAATTAAATATTTTAATAGCAGAGTACCATTCATTAAAAACAGAGGTAGAGAAAAAAGGCTTTGATGAAAAAATGCAACATACTTTATCAGAGATGTCTTCTGAAGAAAGAAGCAGAAATTATTTAAGGCTCTTTCTTTGTTTATTCAAAAAATATTATCACATTTACATGCCCAATAAAAAACACTATATGAATCCCTATACAGTGTAACAGGTAAGCAATCCTGTTCCGGTTATGTTTCCGGTGGGCGCACTATATAGGGATTCGCCTTTTACCTATGCCATACAAAGTTATTCCACTATCAAAATTATTGATCAACAAGGATAATGATCGTTTTGAACCTTCTTCAAATGAAAAAGAAGCAGTAAATGTTATGCTAGCTAAAATGGGGAGCAAAATTTATAGGATTGCTCAACACATATTAGATAACGGACTATCCCCAAAACCATTTTATGTGGTTTCTTTTGGCGATAAGTTTCTAGTAAAGGAAGGAAACCGTCGAACAACAGCTATAAAGCTAATGACCCGTCCTAATTTAATTGATTCAAAACTTTTTCCTCAATTAAAAAAAGGCTTTATCAAACTAAATATCCAATTTAAAAACTCACCTATCACCAAAATACAATGTTTTGTGTTTGACAATATAACAGAAGCAGATAAATGGGTAAAATTAGAGCATACAGGAGAGCAAAAAGGTATTGGTATCGTTAACTGGAATTCTGAACAAATAAAACGTTTCGATATGAAATATGGGAAAATGCCTCCCATTGAAATTCAAGCCCTAGATTTCTTAAAAAGTTCTCCTTATACCGAAGATAGTACATTGAATCTATTATCAGGCTTAAAAGTCACAAATTTACAACGTTTACTAAGTGATCGTTTTGTAAGAGAAAAGCTTGGCCTCAGATTCGAAAACAGTAAGCTGAAATCCAATATAGAAGAATCTGAAATTGTTAAAGGATTAAGTCTCATTATTAATGACATTACAAAACCAGACTTCATAGTAGGAAAGATCTATACCTCAAAGCTACGTGCAGATTATATTAATGGCTATAAAACAAATAGTTTACCGGATTTAAATCAAAAAGTAGAGAAAGAGTGGTTACTTGTTGATCCTACCATTGAAATACCAGAAGAAAAGAATGCATTTCCTTCTAATAATACAAAAGGAAGCGATAAGAAAGGATTCTCAAACATAGAATCGATTATTAAACGTAAAACCTTAATCCCTAGATCATGTTTGATCAATATAACAAATGTAAAGGTCGCCAAACTCTATTACGAACTACAACGTTTGGATATCAACTCATTTACGATTTGTTCATCTATAGCTCTTCGTGTTTTCATCGAGTTAAGCGTGGATACATTTTTAGAAAAAAAAGGGTTACTTCCAGAAGATAAAGTATCAGCCTCAAAATCAGGAGCTACCCTTTATCAGAAAGTAAGTAAAGTCACCGATTTCATGGCCAAAAAGAAATATATTGATGACACTTTAAGCAAAGGCATCAAAACCATAACTAAAGATCAAAATAGCATTTGGGGTATAGATACGATTCAAGCCTATTTACATAATAATCAATTTTCACCCTCAACCGAAACTCTATTAACCACATGGGACAATATCCAAGAATTTTCTGTAAATTTGGAATACATTTGTTAGTCCCTTATACAAAGGACTTTGGGAGAATTACCCAATTTTGAGGTAATGACTTGGCAACCGTGCCATTTGCAGCGTTATGCTATGAAATGCGTTCAAATAACTCTCTACAATGCAAAGGTAAAACAAAATTTTCAGTGTACTAGAACTTTTCTCAAGCAAAATACTGATAATGTATTGAAACGGTCGTAATTTCATGGATAATAGTTACCTTTGTAGTGCTATTTAACTTCACAAATACTAATTGTATTATGATAGTATTAAAACCCAACATGTTTTATGCTCCGAGTAATTATCGGAGAGATAGATGTAATGTTCCAGCAGAAAATGGTGACTATACAATTGAAATACCATCATTGAAGTTTGGAGAGGAAAGTTATGCCTCGCTAAATATCGTAGGTCGTCAATTGCACGATGATGAAGGTCTACATTTTGGCTATATAGAACTTGTAGGACTGAAAGTATTATGCAAAAGAGGAAAACCTCTTTATTATGGACTAAATGAGCCGAAGATATATGAGTACTGTTTGTCGCTATACCTACATGATGTAAATGATGAATGGCAAACTTATGATTTACATGGGACAGATATCTGTTTTTTGTTATATACTATTTTGCCACTGCTTAATTTAGCATTAAAAGATGGTTGTCTTATCTCGCATTTGAATTTTGATTGGTTAGAGTGGCAATGTAATGCATGGGAATGGGGAGAAGCGAATGGTCAAGGTAGAGGATTTCTTTTTAATGAGGACGATATCTACGACTTGGAGAGTCTTTACCGATACCTCAAATCTTTTAAGATTGAGGCAATCAAACAATCCTTATACAAAAGAGGTGGAGGTGTATATTGGACTGATGTCTGTATTTGTTTTAGATATATTGATAACTACATTTCTAACTTAATAAGCGATGCGCTTGGTGTGAAATTTATCATATCAGGAGATACCGCAAAAGTTGTAAGCTATAAACTTGAATTAGATAAAGATGAGTGTGATGGCTATTGCCCCAATAATAGTTCAATACTGCAAAATAATGAAGCCGAAAAGTATAGAGAACAGATTGAAATGAAGCTGATGATTCATGTGCTTAGAGCCTTTGATTTGATTGAACTTAAAAAGAATCGGCTTATAAAATAATCTTTTGCTTGAAATAAACACTAAGAGAAAGACAATAGTATAAAAAATAAAAGAACAAAGGTCAGAATTTATGGATTTTGTAGGAGCTGTTATTAGAAACAAAATTAAGGAACTTGGTCAATTGTGGAAATCATCAGAAAATCACGTGAACGTTTCTATTGATGTATTAAATTCATGGGATACTTTGATTTCGGAATGGGCTGAAGATGAGAGTATGCCACTTATTATAAGGAAAGGTAGCAGTAGAGGACAAGAATTTACTCACCCGTCAGGGAGAAAAGTTATAATTTCCGATAATACATTTGCCTTGTGGGTGTACCGTAATGTTTTAGATGGAAAAACTTATAGTCTCTTGGAACTGAAAAACAAATTGAACAGCAATGAAATACCAATGGTTTATGCTTTAACGACAGAAGATAAGAAAAAAGCAAAATACACCAAAACATTAGGCAAAGATGCATTGTCTGATGCGGATACAAAATGGAAATTATGCCATATTGAACCTGTTGGTATGAATAGCCGTAAGGATATTGTAAATTTGGATATAAATGAAATTATAAAATATTTTAAGAGATATTCTAATCCTATGAATATGTTCATATTACCCAAAGAAATAGGCGGTTTAGGGGAAATTCAAGAATTTATAGATGAACAAAAATATTCAAGATAAGACACTGATAATTAGTAGTGTTAAACTTCCAATAACCCCTTGTAAATTTCTTCATAATTTTCAAGGGTAACCATTTCAAAACCGAGATAATCTAAATAAAATCTTTTCCCCTCTGAAATTTCATCTGATTTACATACATACCACCCTTTTTTTCTGCGTTCTGGGAAACGACGAAAATATTTAGCTCTTTCAATTAGCAACCATCTTAAAAAAGTTTCATTTTCATCCAAAGCTAACCCAAATATACATAGAGAACTATTAAAAATGATATGTAACCAGGTATTATATCCTTTCCAATTATTCTGATTTTTGAAATTGAAATCATCTATACTTTCTTCCTTATGGAGGAAAGAACGAACTCGTGCAGATAATCCCATATATTCTGATAAGCTAAGTCTTATGCTTCTACGATAGCCAACCATTCCATTAATATGCCATACCGCAAAACCTTCCGTTGGATATGATAGAATAGTATTACCAAAATAAACATTCCAAGGATAAAAGTCGGTAAAACCGATATTACCATTTTCTAGTTTATTAAACCTTAATCCGTCATCTAAATTTCTGTCAAAATTAGTTGTCAAAAGAGGTACATTCCATTCTGCAACTTTATTTTGTAACCACTTGTGATACTCCACAGGTTGCCATTTATCTAGCGACTCAACCACTTTTAGCCTTACTTCATCAATAGAACCAGCTTCAAATTCCATAATATCATAAAATTCCGTCAAAGAAATTCCGTCTGAAATATTACTTAAAGTCCTATTTGAAATTTGTTGCCATACATCTAATAAGAGTGCATTCCATGATACATCTTGATTTTGAGCATAAGCAAATCTATTGATGCCATTACCTACAATAAATGCCAAGTTTGATTTATTGCGATTTAATACCTGTTTAATTACTGACAAATCAGATATCATACGTTTACACCAACTATTATAAATTATTAAATGCACTCTTATTTATAAAATCTATAGTATATTCGACGGAAACGATATTATTAAGGGCTTCCGAATAGAATCCGTACACAAATGCAAATTTTTCATTAGCATAAGCAATCACATAATATGCGTTATCCGATGTTTTCAATATTACTCTTTTGGCAAACCCATCGTACTCTACTGTTTTCTGGTGTTGTGATAATTTCTCTTGATCAAAATCATCTTTTTTATCACTATAAGATGTACGAATGATATAATTATTTTCGGGGGTTTTCCATATTCTAACAATTGTCTTGTTGTCATTAGGATGATGTGCTTTTATTATAAGTGTATTATCAGTTGAAGCAAATACACTTATACCGAAGAATAAAAAGATACAGGTAATTAAAAACTTTATTGCTTTCATGATTTTATATTATACGGCAAAGGTATAAAAAATCCGTGATACGGCATACCATTATCACAGACTTTATTGTGATTTACAACCTAATACCTTTATCCTGTTTTCTTGTCGGCATTCCCAATGATTGCATAAATTCATCTTTCTTGCGTCTAAACCAACTCACATGTGAAACACCGTCTATGTTGAGGTTGAAATTGCCATCCTTGTCCTCTTTGAGTGAACATATCGTTTTGTCTGCCCTGAAATGTTGATTGAACTCTCGTGAATACAATTCGCCTTTAATGGAAACATCCTTGAATGTGCACAATTTTCGAATGAGGGCATCGCCAAAGTTTAGTGTATTACGTAGAAATTTGATTGTCGGTATCAGTTTCTCCACATACGGGAAATAGTGCTTGACATAGTCCACGAACTCGGACAGCTTGCGGTGTCGCTGTTCGTAAGCATCCGTTATCTCCTGTATGTGCTTCGCCTGTTGCTGTTCCCTTTGTCGTGCTTCTTCTTCAAGTTCAAGGATGCGGTCTTGCAAGTCCTCGTTTCTGCGTTCCAATGTTCTGACCTTGTTACTACCAAAAAGAGAACCAACACTTTCAGCGATGTTGGTCACTGCGGTGGTGGCTGCGCCTTTCAGTTTCTCGGTCTGTACTTCTTTCTTGGCTCGTTTGAGTTCCTGTTCGGCTTCGGCTTTCTGCTTCTGCAAATCCACGACTTCCGATTTCAAACTGCCGGCAAGTTTCTGTATGTCCCGATAATACTGCTGCGTGGATTTGTGGCGAGCCTGCGAGCCGTCTATGCCACGTTGCAGACCGTACTTTGCCATCGCGACGGCATAACTGTCCTGGTAGGATTTCAGCTTCAAGCGCGTCATGATGTCATCGGCACACAGGCGGACGGCATTGGTTGGTTTCTTTCGATACCGCTTCTTTACCTGTTCCTCACGTTTCTTGCGCTTGCGCTCTCCCTTGACAATCGGAACGAGGGTAATATGTATGTGTGGCGTTTCCTCGTCCCTGTGCAGGTGTGCAGCCACGATATTCTCCTTGCCGAACAGGTCGGCAAAGTATTTCATATTGTCGGCACACCATTCGTCAAGTCTGCCCTCCTTTTCGATACGCTTCATATCCTCGTGCGTTCCCGACACGTTGATACGGATAGCCCGAACTTGGTTGTTCCCGATTTTGCGTGTCAGTCCTGCTTCCTCCAATCTCTTTTGAATGGCTGCCGTGCGGTCTTTTATTCCATCGGGGTATGTGACGAGTTTTCGGTTAAGGTGTGTGCGTGTGGGGTCTGCGTTCTTCGGTATGATGAAACGCTCGATGTGAGCGGTCGTCCCGCTGTCGGAACCGTGCGCCTTTTCCATGTGTAATACTACGAATCCCATATATAATTCCTTTTCATTCTGCTTGTGAAACATCGTTTGATTATTGCTTATGTACGGCTGTTGCCGTTGGTCTTGGAGAGTCCAGAGAGGTGCAATCTCTTTGGCTTATTGGGGAATTTTCAGCGTTGCTTGCAATGCGGCTCGGAAAATTCCCTAATAAGCTACGGTATTTTCCATCGGTAAATATCCGTACCGCTGCAAGCATCCCCTTACATCTTCAACCCTTTCTTTTTCGGTGGCTGTATCATCCGCCTTGCGGATTGGACTTGCTTCTTCTCCGTTATCGGTTTTTCCGATTGGGACATGGGCTTGTCGCACAGGTAATCGTTCAGGTCTTTGTGTCCGTTGTAGTTGTCGGAGAAGTCGCAGATGCGACCACTGAACTCTCTCGCCAAGTCCAAGTAGGCATTTCTTCCTGCCTCGTCATTGTCAAACAGGCAATGGATGCGCTCGTACCTATGCAGCACGTCTATGGCTTTGGAAACATTGGCAATCGAATTAAGGATGATGTAATCCTGCCCATCAAGGTTGGGTATGATCGGGCAGTTCCTCATCCGCAACGTAAGAAATGACAGGTAGTCCATCATACCCTCGAACACTAGGCATTTTTCTCTCGGTTCTCCCTGCTGGCATATATGGCTGATGTCCTTCGGTGCGATGCAGCCCTTGAAGAAAGGGTTACGCACTTCATATCCTCCTGCCACATTCGGGAAGCCGATAGCGAAATAGGGCTTGCCGTTATGGATGAAGTGCAGTTCCTTACATTCCGGCTTTGCCAGTGCGGTGTCTATACCCCGTTCCTGCAAATAATTGAATAATGCCGGATGGGTAAGTTCTCCAACCTCCAACTGTTGGAAACTTGGTTCGGATGCTTGCTGACGAAAAGAGAAAGATACTGGACGGATGTGCGGTACTCGTTCCGCTATCTTGTTAAGCAAATAAGGCACGTAATCGGACGCATATAGTTCCTCTGCCAATGCGATGATGTTGCCGCCTTTGCCAAGCCCGAAATCATACCACCTGTTAAGTTCGGTGTTTACCTTGAAGGAGGCATCCTTTTCCTCTCTCAACGGAGATTTATACCAAAGGCTGTTACCTTGTTGTTTGATGGGCGTGTAACCCAAACTTTGCAGATAGTCTGCAATGCGTATGTTCTTTACTTCCTGTATGTTCATATTTCTATGGTTTGATGATGAATGTAAAACCGATGAATAGATGAATGTGTATATCAAATTATTGGATAGTAACATTATACATTCTCATCATGGTTTCATCAAAGCACTTACCAAAAGAGAAAATCATCATTTGCCATATAGCGTATGGTCTGCCTGACCTGTTTCCTCTTTTCATCAGTAAGATGTTTTTGATGAATGTTTGATGAGAGTACAAACCTTTATATATCAGTGTAGTTATATCCTTATTCATCATTTTATCAAAATAATCAGAGTGTTGTCAACTGTTCTCTTGTTACGGTATAAAACCGTCCTATCCTCCGTATGGGAGAATAGCGGCACTCTCGGGTATAGTCCACTTGATAGGTGTTGTAAGTAAGCGTATTCGGTGCAGGAGTTAATTTCCAGCACTCCTGCAATACCTTACGGACTTGGTGCTTCTCCACCTTTACCTGTGAGTGTACCAGCAAAAGAAGAAGGTCGTTGTAGCAGAAAGAGAAAGTATCCGTACCAACACTATCCATGATGTCAAGGATAAGTTCTTGCATCTCTATCTCCAATCGGTTGCGGTTGCTGCGGATTATCTTCTGTAAGGCTTCTGTATGCAGCAAGGATGGGGCAAACCACATACGGCTTTCCTTTTCGGAGGATAGCTGTCTGTGTTGCAGGAAATGAAGAAAAGCGGGTATCTCCGCTTTCAGTTTTTGCAGAAAGTCGGTATCATCGGACTGCAAGCGTTCAATCTTGCGTACCCAATAGCGTGTTTCTCCTGCATCTATGATTACGGGCAGATACTCGTTGTTGGAGCATAGCACGAACTTGGCAAAGAACGCTATCTCGTCACGGTCTTTGCCTTTAGCTTCCACCTTATAGGATAGGGTTGTACTGAGGTTCTTCAACCTCTCGCTGTCCTCCCTGCGGTTGAGCAGCACCTCATCCACCACGATGAGGAGCTTTCCTGCCCAATCGGAATTGAACTGGCTGCGGAAATCCTCGTTGGTGTTGAACGTGACATTGTTCTGAAAAAGGGCTTTCAGAAAGTTGAGAAACGTACTCTTGCCTGTGTTGCGTTCTTCAGATACCAACAGCAGGATGGGCAACTTTTGGATGGGTTGCAGGTAGAGCAGTTGCAGATAGTCCATCCCCAACTCGTATTGCTCTCCGAAGATGTGCCGTATCAATGATTGGATGTGCGAGAAATCACCCTCCTTTGGTCGGTGGTCTATCGGTTCATAGAGGTTAAGGAACTTACCGACCACAGGGCGGTAGCCGATGTGTTCGGGTACGGTGCAGAAACCGTCATACTTGGGAACGCTGCCGATGTAGTCCTTGCCATAGTCTTGGCGCAGGGTCTCGTTGTTCCACGCGATGCGTTTCTTTACATACCCTCCGTTCAGTCTCGGCTGCTCCACAATCTTGTAGAGCGATGTTCCCACTCGGATGAACTCTTCTTTTGCCACGCTGCCATCTGATGGCGGCTTGTGGCTGTCTTGTTGTTTGTTAGCTGACATAATCAAATGGTTTTAAGTTTGAAAAATACCAGCCACAAAAGTATAATCATTTAATGAATAGGTTGTTACGCAAAATACAGCAGAATATAGAAAAAAGCCCCTCGGAACAAAAACTTTCAAAGGTTTGTCAATGGAGTCGGATTGGAAAGACAAAAAAACTCCCGAAATGCGAATGGTCGGATTTCGCTTTTCGGGAGAAAAAATCAGAGTATCTGTCGTATTGTTGTGCTGACGTACAGATTTAATGACTGCATTACGTCAGTCTCTCATCCCAATCTACGAGAGGTATTTGGGCTTGATTATTTCGGCATTGCCCAACGAAAAGAAGATGGTTTGTTTCTTTTTTCGCAAGTACAGCCTTTTCATGATGGCATTGCGCACCCGCTTTGCTCCGAATGTGCCGAAGTGGAAAGCGAGGGCAATTATCGTTTCAAGGTTGTAAAACTCCATGCTGCACTTGTCGGATAGGCGTATGGTACGCTTTATCTCGTACTCCCTCAATGCGCCACTTTTGCAAAGAGCCTTTATCCCTGCCCGAACGGTCGGGGCGGTGACACCGAACAAATCCAACAACTCGGATTCGTTCATCCATACATCGGTTGTGTCATTTGGCAAAATAACATTGCCGAACTCGTCTATTGTGATGGTACTTCTTTCCATAGCCCTATGCCATTGTTGTGTTCCCAAAAGATTGGTTCAGTTTGTCACCGAACATTGTAAGGTCGTGGTCTATCTTCTGCGTGGTTATTTTCGCATAGAGTTGGGTTGTAACGATGTTCGTATGTCCTAACACACGGCTGACGCTTTCAATCGGCATACCTTTGCTTAGAGCAAGGGTTGCGAACCCATGCCTCGCACAATGGAATGAGATGTCCTTTGTGATTCCGCACTCTTTTATCATCTTTTTCAATGGCTTGCATATAGACCAATAGTTCAGATTAGGGAAAACAGACTTATCCGTTTGGAACTCCTCGTAACGCTTGATAATCTGCAAAGGGATGTCAAGCAGTTTCACTTGGAACGGGACTTTGGTCTTGTGCCGCTTGGATAATATCCACTTCTCGCCGTTCACCTCTACTATATCATCAGTGGTAAGTTCCTTGACATCCACGAATGAAAGTGCGGTAAAGCTGGCGAAAACAAAGATGTCACGGATGTAGGAAAGTTTGGCATCAGCAAATTCGTGTGTCATCAATGTTTTCAGTTCTTCTTCCGTCAGATACTCACGTTCCTTTATGTTGGGGCTAATGTGGAATTGGGCAAACGGATTTCTCGGTATCAGTCCGTTGAAGTGCGCACGCATGACCACACCTTTCAGCCACATGCAGTTAGTCCAGATACTACCGTTCTGCAATCCTCTGTCGGTGGAAAGGAAAACGGCAAACTCCTTGATAAAGTCGGGTGTCAGTTCAAGCATAGACAGGTTGCTTCGCTTGTAGTTCGCCTTGATGAATGCCGCCACATGGTTTCTTGCACGAACCCTTGCCATGTAAGTTCCTTTTACACGGTCAGTTCCCACACGTTTTTGAAACGTGGCGTTGTCCTTGTCAAATGCTCCGAGCAATGTTTCATACTCGCTGCCGATTCCTTGATAGGCATTGCGCACCATCTCAGCCGTAACATACGCCTCTCTGTCTGAAATGCGCTGGTAATGCTTGATGATTTGCGCCTTGATGTTATCCAAGGCGTGGTTAATGTCCCTTGCCTCGATGCTCTTGCCTTTGGCTCGGTTGCCTTTCGCATCCCAAAGCGTTTTCGGGATGGTCTGCTTGCAACTGAACTGCGCCACAGAGCCGTTAATTGTCACTCGTCCCATGATGGGGACAATACCATTTCTCTCCTTGCTGCCGTTCACGTAGAACAGCACTTTGAATGTACTTCTTGCCATACTCGTTTTTTGTTTGCAAAGTTAAATATCAACGAGTTAAACCTTGATACGCAAAACGGTGACAAACGGTGCAATAGCGTCCTACATGTGTTAAATCTTACATCTTCTTGGGTAATGATTTGCAAACCGTTCTCCTGCTATATTCTGCTATTTCTTGCATTTTCCGTTTTTTTCGGTTTGTCCTCATCTGACACCGTAACGACATTGGTACAAAGTCATTTAGCGTCATTTCTCCAATTTCCCGAGGTTATTCCAGCATTTTATGGTAACTTTGTGGAATAATATAGAAAAAGATGATGCCTGATCGATTTTATTCTCCATTAAGATACCCCGGTGGTAAAGGCAAGGTGGCAAACTACTTTTCTAAATTATTTATCGACAATAATTTAGATGGAGGTACCTATGTAGAACCTTATGTAGGAGGAGGGTCTGTTGCCTTGTCTTTACTATTCAATGGGCTTGCAAGTCATATCATCATTAACGACAGAGATAGATCTTTATATGCTTTTTGGCACTCCGTGTTATACCAGACTGAAGATTTATGCAGATTGATAAATGACACCCCTGTCAACATTGAGCATTGGCTACGACAAAAAGAAATTCAACGACAAAAAGTAAATGTAGATCTGTTAGAGTTAGGTTTCTCCACATTTTATTTAAACCGAACAAATCGCTCAGGGATACTCAATGGTGGAATAATTGGAGGTATGGAACAAACAGGACGTTTTCTTATTGACGCTCGTTATACCAAGCCAACCCTAATCAGTAGAATACAACGTATCGCACAATATGTAAATCAAATTCAATTATATGGTATAGATGCGGTTGAACTTGTGAAACAATTAAAGATCCAACTTAACGAAAAAACATTATTTTATTTTGATCCACCCTATTACATAAAAGGTAAAGGTCTATATATGAATTACTATACAGACAACGATCACCAAGAAATAGCCAATGAAATAAGCTCTATACAAGATCAAAAATGGGTTGTTTCTTATGATTTTGTCCCTTTTATCGCAAAACTATATTCTCATTATCGGACTCGTCCCTTTGACTTAAATTATAGTGCCGCAAAAGTTGGGAAAGGAAAAGAATTAATGATTTTCTCACCCAATATTAAAATATCTAAAGATAATTTATTGGGAAATGAGAAATTCTTCAATGGATAAAATCTCACTTTCTTAAAATATTTCATCTTCTTTACAAAAAGATTAGATATCAAATATATCGAGGGCTTACAATCTACAAGTCAGCACCTCTGAAATAAAGGAAAATAGCGGAAAGATCGGTGTATTAGCCAGTGTAGTAGGTATAGGCGCTTCAACCAAAGAAGGAAGCAATGGAAATGAGGCGAACCGAATAAGGTTCAGACTACCTGTTGTCTTGCCTTATAAGAAACCTTATTGATGCCTCTTTCCTTGGAATATCATACCGTCTTTTATATACAATTCAATGTCTTGGGCTGAATCGCTGACAGTAAAACCTTTATCCCGTCCTTCGTGGGCTTTAATGGCATACTTAACACAACGTTCACGAAGACGTTCCTCTTTACGTTTGCGAAAATAATTGATTATTGATTTCATAGGAATAACATTTTCCACAAAAATACGTGGAAAGCATTGTGTTACCAAAAACTTTCCCCATCTTTACGAAAAGATTAGAAACCGAGTAGAACCGAGTGCATGCGGTGACCTTCGGAAAAGATATGCCAATTGGTTTTTTAATGGCCTGTAGAGTATGAGGATGCACCCTCAGAAATACAGGCTATTCTCTTTTGATAATGTTTACAGAAAAACAATACGAGATAGCGGATAAGATACTTGCCACGGTGAAACAAAATGCTGGTCGCTGTAATATAGACCAATTTTATAATGGCCTTCCGGACTATGATAATCACACGATGGATTATGAGTATATGAAGGAGACGCTGATGAAGCGGTATCATGCGATCGAATATATGGGAAAGGATGAATATTGGCTGATACTAACCAACGAAGGAGAAAGTATTGCTACTATTGGATTGAAAAAACATCTGCAAAAGTCAGCAGATAAAGAAGAACTGGAAGATAAAAAATTAAAACTTGACGTGGCTAACGGCTGGGTCTCCTTGTTTAAATTCGCTTGGTGGGTCTTGGCCGCTATAACAGGTGCCGTAGTAGATAGTTTAGCAGGAAACCCGATAGGAAACCTAATACGTAGATTAATCGAGTAGGTCTGATTGTGTGTATCATATTTTCTATGCGAGTGATACGACGGCTTAACGACAGCTGCTCTTGTCTGATTTTATAGATATCGTAATCTGTTGTATTCATATCGCAATTCTTTTCCACAAAGATACTTGGTTTCTTTGCCATATCAAAAACTTTTCCCTACTTGCGATCCATAATAATCAATACAAAATTAAACATGAAACACCTAATCTGTATCCTATTCGCTGCTATGATCAGCGTATGTGCCATTGCACAAGAAAAGAAAACCTATTGTGAAATCGTCGGGGATGGAAACTTCAAAGGCGACAAAGTTAAAGTAGAGATTGTTTTCGGCGATAATGTAGACAACGCCATCAAGTCCCAAACTGATCAAGTTAAAGCCGCCAAGTTCAATTCTATGGTTGATGCTCTCAATTTTATGGCAAAACAAGGCTGGGAGTTAGAACAAACCTATGCGATCCCTGAGACATCAGGAATGAATAGAGGCTGTATCTTCCATTATGTCCTTAGTCTCAAGATTTCGGAATAATAGTCTTCAAATAAGGGGATTCCTCCTTATTTAAAGACTATTTAATAAATGAATCAAGAATAGAAAAATCAGCAAAAGCTATTGCCATCTCAAAAACTTTCACCATATTTGCAATGCGAAACATCAGTAGGGTGTATCCTACTTCGCTGAGCGCGGTTAATGCTCACATTTTTGTAGGGCTTTTTTTATGCCCTAAAGTAAGATAAAGGCGGTTGCCTCTTTTCCTTTGTAGGTTTAGCTCTTCGGAGTGGATACTACTGATGTTTCGCAGCATAGGGAAATGGCAGCCGCTCTTGCTTTATAGATATCTGCCTACAATGCGAAACATCAGTAGTTATGAAAACAAATTCATTAACCGTATCATCTTCCCGGAGCCGGGAACATGATCTCTTTTCTTGGACAACCGTCCAAAAGTTCTACAACCTGTTGCCTCTTGGTATCACCCCCTGTAAGTCCATTTACGAGGCTAAAATGTACACGGTAGCTTTATTGGCTATGCTGTCTCCAGTGTTCTTACCACTGGCCATCGTAGCTTGGTTCGTTTATAACTCAGCGAAGAAAGGAGGCCAAAATGATTAGACTGGAAGATATATGTATATCAAACCGGATGCTGGATGCAATCAGATATTGGCAGGAAAATGATAAAGGTGGGTTAGAAGAAGATGTTAAGGCCATTGACAGCGCTATCACTTTCATTGCATGCGAGCATGATGCCCCGGGTGTACTTTCTGAAAAAGAATCATTGTCGCTTATCGCGGCTCTAAGTTTTCTGAAAAAAAGATTATGTTTGTTTGAAGGAAAGGAGGAACCGAAATGAAACTCCAAGAAGCCCTGCGCCTACTCGACATCGTAACCGATGTAAACGGACAATATAGTAAAGAAGAACGAATGCGTGCCGCCATGAGATTGGAGGAGCTGTTACGCTTGCTTCTTCCAAAAGAATGATTATATTTGCAGTATGCTGACATTTGTAGCTATATTAGGTTTTGTTATGCTGATCGGTGCGGCTCTGAATGAAGTGCGTCACAGCAAAAACCATATAAGCAAGGTTATAGCTGGTGTGTTGATTGTTTTGCTATTATTTATTTTGCTTTTTTAAATAGAAACTGATAATATTCAGCAGATAAAAATTGTTGTATATATGAATAATGTTCTTCAAAACATGGATAATACGAACATATATTTTAACTCTTTGAAAAGAGCGGATTGGCTGAGACAAATCGCTACTATCAGGAATGAATATAAAAAAGAAAATTATCAAAAACAAATAACTTTTGTTTTTAAGGATACATTGTCTCCTGAATTATTTCAGCCTATTCATGTTGTTACAATTGCATGTTTGATTGAATTTTTAGTAAATGTAGAAGAACATACTATACGGATATCAAATGAATCTATAGAGAAGCTGTTTTTTGAAGATCTTAAATTTAGAGAGTATTGGAATTACAGTAAAGATCATGTGGATTCTGAAAGTGATAATATATTTAATTTATGGCGTATAGTTGAGAATCAAAAAGACGCATATGCAATAGAGGTAGAACAATATTTTAAAAAGAATTTCTTTAGAGGTAAAGACTTAAGTATAATTTCGCTTAGCATAGTAGAAGCATTTTATAATGTTTTTGATCATGCTGATGCAAATGGTAATGCTTTTTCATTTATTAAATATGAAGGACAGGATGAAGTCTTGCGTGTAGCTATTTGTGATTTTGGGAAAGGTATATCAAAATCTGTCAGAAATTTTGATTCCACTATAATATCAGATAGCGATGCTTTGAAAAAGTCTATAGAGGTTGATTTTACAGTTGGATCTAAGGTTCATAATAAAGGAAAAGGCCTAGATAATATATTATCGTGCGCTGATGCAGTAAGAATAATTTGCAATACAGCTCGTTTATTAAAGAAGCATGAAGTTAAAATTGACAATATTGATTTTGATTTTAATGGGACGTTGATATATTTCGAATTATATTTAGGAAATTTGGAAGAAGAAGAAATTTTAGACGAGTTTGATTTTTAACTAAATAAAAAGAGGATACTATGTGTACAATTAAACTTTATGACGTGATGGAAGGAAAGGATTTTCCTATGGCAGGAAGTAGTCTCTATGATATAATCAGAGAGAATATGAATTCTTCGGACAAGATTACCATCGATATGGAAGGTGTGTCTTCTTTGCCTTCTATGTTTTTAAATGTTTCAATTGGTAAGTTTATAGATGAATTTGGTTTTGAGACACTTAAGAAGAAGATTTCATTTACAAAGATAACAAAATTGCAAGCTGAACGCTTGACTGATTATATCAGTAGGTATAAAAGGTGATTAGTAGTTTTCATATGTCCTTTAAAAGCTCCCTTCGGGGGGCTTTTTTTGTGTCTATAAATTGGATGTTATGGACATATACAATCACTTTGAGTATTCGGAATGGATCGCTAGGCATCTAGCCGCTATCGGTCATACGGACGGGGAATGTCATTTCCTCCGTAGTGACGAGGTAGAGGAAATCTCCGATCTGGAAGAACGTATCTCCTCTATCCGGGATCATGTATTAGTCGCCATCGACGGGCTTAACTCGGATTTTTCTTGGCTTAGCAATGACAACCTCGTAAATATCCCACAATATTTTATCGCCCTATTAAAGCAATGCGAGGCCGGGAATATCGACGGGATTCACTTTGCGAAAGCGGAATGCAAGGATCTTCTCATGCAGATCGTCTGCCGGATGATGCTCGACTGGAACGAGGAACGTAACGGGCTTCAGTTCCTAGAGCTAAATAGCATGACCTTTCGGGGCATAGGTCCCATGGGAGATAATTTCTATGGGGTGATGTTAGGCTTCAACCTAAGAAAGCCTATCCCCTTCTCTATCGACAAATCAATGTGGGTATGATATGGGAGTCATGAAAAGATTGAGCGAGCAGATGCGCACGCCTAAACGCAAGAACTCCCTAATCGGAGCGAGGGAAGGATTACCCTTCGAGATCTCGCTAGAGTCAACCAGCCGGATCGCCCGGTATGAACGTAGGCAGGATAAGGAGAAATTGAGACAATTCAATTCTGAGGTAAAGGAATGGATGGGCTACGTGATCCAAGACTTGAAAGGGAATATCGCCTTACTTGTCCAGAAAGATGAGTTCCTATCGGACTCCCTAGAACCCAGAATTTACAAAAGTAAAGGAGAGACCGAACGAGTGGGATTCAGTTTCGCCCGTGAAGGTATCTATATCCATAAGGGAGCCGGACGGGGCCAAGGTGGTTTCCGGGGCGGCTCTAAATGGACGGACAAATACGGGAAGCTGAAAAAGACCAACCCGGATTCTTTCTACCTGATGGGAACCGGCAACCGCCAACCGATCCGTTGGTTCGATCCCATCATCGAAAAG